ATACAGCATAAATCCGGTTTTATTATCATGCCTAAAATTCAACCACACCTCGCAAAGCCTTTGGTACCAACGCCTTTCAGAGGGTTCCTATTTCCCCCTTGATAGTAAAACTACCGTCTCGACGTGTGCCGAGACCTTTTAATTGATGTCGGATTTACTGCCATATTGAGGGAACATGTTTAAACATACATCTTTTCAAGCGTCCCAACCTTTGCGTTTTCGGGAACATTACCGCAGTATCACGCTGAAAGCTGGCGAACAGGTCAACACCTACAAAACCGCCATGGAATTCAAGGGCAAACCGGTCAAAGCCTATGCAATGGTCTTTGCTGGATCGGAATGCGTGTATTGTAGTTAAACAGTTTTGCCGGAATAACAGACTCCTATTTTTGAAATATTTTATCCCTGTGATACTTCAGATAGGCTTTATTCTTTTCAGACAAATTAATCTTTATATCACCTGTAATGCCTAAAGCTTGACGACTTTCAGCCGTCAGGATTGAAGATATTAGAATTTTTCCATGATCGTCAAACGAAATAAAACCACGATCAAACAATCTATCATGATTTGGGCACATAAGCAGGCCATTATCCACATCGAGCTTTTCTTTAGGCAAACTTTTACTCCAGGGTTTGATATGACTTGCAACTAACAACTCAGTTTGATCGACATTGCACAATATGCAATGGTGTTTATACCTTGATAGGAGACGATCCCTAAATACATGTTGATTTACGCGTAGATTAACAATAGCCTCTCTATCCTCCCCTTTCAAGTGAAGGTCATCAATTTCCTCATCAATGCTTTCCGCCCTATCAATACAATTTTCTTCATTGTATGTCATGACAAAGTCGTAGTATGACTTTACAACTCTGACCAACTCTAGAGCTTCGTCAAAAAGAGTTCCTGCATTATCTTTTTCAAATAATGATTTAACCTTCGTACCGACCTGGAATAAAGGCTTATTTTCAGAATTTTTATATTTCTTTTTGAGTGATTCAACGTCGGAATTTCCATAGCACAGCGTATCAGCTTCTGGTATTATGCAACGATATTCTATGTTGTTTTGTAAAGGCTTATCTAGCAAATGAAACTGCTGTTCTATAATTTTACGATACAACTCTGGATTTTTATCTCTTAATTTATATAAATTATCTTGCTCTACATCAATTCTAATGTCTAAGCAATTCTCAGCTCCAAATGATAACGAAACACTAGGTAATTGATCTTTCCACTTAGGATTTTTTAATTGAATCCAAAAGTAAAAATGTATGATCTTTGGTTTCCCTTTCCCGTTATCTCGACACCATCTTGAACATCTATCTGCGTTATCATATTTTAAATCGGTGAATTCTTTTGACAGTTGTTTTGCAAACTCTATGAAATTATATCGAGCCTCTCTAGCATCTTGTTTTAGAGAAAGCATCCGCTCCTTGTCAGCACCAGCTTTTTCCGGAAGAATATAAGTATCCCCAGCATGTTCCCTAAAAAAATTGACACTTTGTTCAAAGCCAAATTTACCGGATTTTGTCATATTTACCCACCTATATAGATAACCAAAACCTCGGTGGCACAATACCACTGATTTTTCTACCTCAAATCACAGAAAAAAAGTATAATTCCTCCTTTAGCTGGAGCCTTTAGCAAGATTAATCTTCATCAGATTCAATATCATCGATATCATCAGAATCAATATCTAGCTGTAGCATCAAGCTATAAATAGACTCTCCTTTATATCCCCAATACTTTGCCCCTTGATAAGCTCCAGAGGTATTAGCGGTTCCTTTAATATTTTTGACTAATCTAGTTACTGGAGTAAGACGGTATTTTTTATTGTCGTATTCCACTTCATTATCAGAAACTACTTTTGCTTCTACAGAAGGATCTTCTAGATAATATATATTTTTACCGATCAAATCCAATGCCTCAAAGTGAACCCCTTTGTATTCTTTTGAATTGTAATTATTAGAAGTTCTCATTTGTTCTGGTATCGGCAAAACCTCTCTTACCAAATAACTTGATAGCTCTTTTGTTCTATTTTGGATGGTTTCCCCATTCCAGAAATCATTATCAATAATAAAGTTTTGCGCTATCTGTAATCCCGCCTTATTCTTGTAAAACTCCTTTTTAAGAGAAAACTTTTTATTACCCAATTCTTGGTTATGTCTAATAAGTGTTAAGTTGCCCAATACATCAACATTGTTTTGATGTATTTGTTCGAAATTTTCACCAAGATCATTCTTCCAGTCATCATTAAGAGTTTGTGGTAGAATGTGCTCTAGTTGAATTTTTTCATCCAGAACTGGACGATTCTTAGTTATCTTCTCTTCTATCAATGACAAATAAAACTTAGTATTTTGAAATTTAGATAAATTTGCAGATTCAAGATACTTAGTAATTTCTACATCATTAGGTAGTCGTAATCTATATTCTTTATTACTTAGAATTCCGAACATAGCTTGTTTCTTATCCGAGCAAGAAATTAAGAAATCAATTTCGTCAGTCAAAACAGGAAACGCCTTGTTTTCCGCTTGAGTTAATAATAACAATCTACGCCTTAAAATATATGTTTCAAAGCACCACAAAATGTCTGCTATGTCAGAATCAGAAAATTTGCCCTCTTGCCAAGAAATAAGCAATGACAATAAAAATGAGTTTGCTGTTGTAACTTTTACTTTTCTAAGGTCTTCGAGAATACAATCGATTCTCTTATTATTAACAGGCTTCAAGCCAAGAATCCACGAATAAATTTCTGAGTAATTAGCCATAGCTTCTAATACGTTAGTGGAACTCAGACTATTGCTATATAAACTCTTAAATTCAGCGTAAAGCTTTTTATAATTCGTCTCAGATGCCACAGGCAAAGCTCTCTTTTCATGCAATTGCATAAAATCTCTTATGTACGCAGATATTGCACCAGGTAAGTTCTTTTCAATAACAAGCCAGTACCTATTGTAGTTAGCTTCTTGCTCTGCTGGTTGCATAAAAAGTAGCATGTAATTTCTTACAAGATCGGCTAAGGATAAAGGTTTACCCAAAGAATTCATAGATTCAAAAATTTCTTGAGGGTTTTCTCCAGGATTATTAGGTTCTAGCTCCAGAGCAACCAATGTAAAGCTTCTTAACCCATTATCAATCAAAATATTGAGTTCTTCATCTGTCTTTTTAGACACCTGTTGTTTGAAATAGTTGTAGTTTTTAATAATAGCAGAATTCAAATAATCATTATTAATCTTGCCATTCACCACACTTTTATACGCTTCCCAATCAGCCTCAACCTGTTTAAGCTTAATCTTTTTGGATTGATCTTCTGACGATACATTTGTATTTACTAAAAAAGATTTATTAATTAATTCTTTCTTATTTATATCCTGAATCTTATCTCTTACCGCTAGCAGAAATAGCATTGTTGAGGTAATTCGTTGTTGTCCATCAATCAAAACTAATTTTGCAGGTTCATCAAAATGATGATCAGATTCAAAATATGTAACTGTACCAAAAAAGTGCTTGTACAAGTTATGTGTATCAGATCCTTTATTCTTTTCAGCAGTATTTACAATGTCATTCCAAAGAACTTCGCAATGTTCTATAGCCCATTCATAATTTCTCTGATATGGGGGAATAAAGAAAGTTACATCATTATTTGACAGTAACTTCAATAAATTTTTCTCAACCGGTTTCATAACAACCTCTTAAATAACCTTGCCCAAACCTATAAACTTAACGCCCCAAATGATTTAATGAACAGTTTCTTGTTGTTTATCTTCTTCACTAGCCTTAAAACTTCTGCCAATACCGAAATACTTCTCAAAGAACGCCTTTATTTTTTCAATAATGGTCTGCTTCTTCTCGGTTCGATTTCCACCACCGAATCTACTAACCGGAGGCATCATTTTATCTATGTCTGTGCCAACAGTTTTTACTTCCCCTTCTCGGAATGCATTCTCCAGAAATCTACGGGTTTCTTCTGGCTTTAACTTTTCTTCCTGAATAAGCTTTTCCAAATCAGCCTCACGCTGTTTTGCCACGTATTCATTCCACTCATTCATCACATCATCAACTTCATTGATGCCTGAAATAAACGCTTCTATGAGCTGTTTCTTGCTACGCAGTTCAGGGCTGGCATCAATAGCCTTTTTGATGGTGATAAGAACTTCCTTGTCCTCACAATGTGTGTCATGAAATTTCTTAACCAACATTAGGATGTAATCAATGTTAATTTCGATCTGTTTAATCAGTTCTATTTCAAAGACAACATCATCTGTAATGTCTTTAGCTTCGTGATCTTTTCTCTTGCTTTTCCATTCATCGGCTAGATCCTGATACCGACCGAGGTAGTCCTGCAAATCTCGCTCTGTCAGGATGTTCTTATCCTTAAATTCATCAAAGGAAACCAGAAGGTTCCGCATCCGCAGAATTGCACCGAACAGTGCAATGAAATTCTTTTGGTTCTGTTCGCCAACGATCTGAGGCTCAGACAAAGGATACTTTTGAGTGAGCTCGTCAATCATATCAACATAGCCAGGCTTTTCTTTGCCGTCATCAGTTGTATACCCATGGTAGTAATCCTTAAAACTACGCATAAGTACAATACCGCTGGCATTCTTATCACCAAATAATGAGATAGCTGCATCAACCCGCTTCTGAAGATTACGGAAACAGACAATATTGCCGAAAGTCTTAATGCTGTTCAGGATGCGGTTGGTACGGCTGAAGGCCTGAATGAGGCCATGCATCTTCAGATTTTTATCAACCCACAGTGTATTCAGAGTAGTGGCATCAAAACCGGTAAGGAACATGTTAACCACAATGAGTAAATCCAATTCCTTATTCTTCATGCGAAGAGACACATCCTTATAGTAATTCTGGAATTTATCGCTGGACGTATCGTAGTTCGTATGGAACATCTGGTTATAATCCTGAATAGCGGATTCGAGGAAGTCTCTTGAGTTCTGATCAAGAGCTGATGTATCTTCTGAATTCTCCTCATCCAGCATTCCCTCGACTTCTTCTTCGTTGGCAGCATAGCTGTATATAACAGCTATCTTCAGATTCTTTGTTGGATCGCCGTTGATGATTTTTCTGAACTCGTCGTAATACATCTTTGCCATTGGAACAGAAGCTACAGCGAAAATAGAATTAAAACCGCTCAGTCTCTGCTTTTGCTTAATTTCTTCTACCTTACCTCTTGCAGCCGATGCTACCTCTCCAATATTGGTAAGTGCACTAAACTCGTATGTCTTATCACCTCGATAAGTTTTCTGATCGAAGTGGTCAAGAATATAATTGGCAACTTTTGAAACTCTTTTCGGATCTTCAAAAACCTTCCTTCTGTTTATATCCCATACTTCTTCATCGTCAATGTCAGCATCGATATCCATGGTTTTTATGTAATCAACACGGAACGGAAGTACGTTTTTATCATTGATGGCATCTACAATTGTGTATGAATGAAGGCGATCTCCAAAGGTCTGTTCTGTTGTGAAATAATTGAGTTTTTTCCCAGAACTGGCATTCAACGGGAAGATAGGAGTTCCGGTGAAACCGAACATGTAATACTGTTTAAAATGCTTTTCCACAGCCTCATGCATTTCACCAAACTGGCTACGATGACATTCATCGAAAATGATAACCACCTGCTTTGAATAAATGTCATGGCTTTTGTTCTTTCTGATGAAGGTGGAAAGCTTTTGAATTGTGGTGATAATAATATGAGATTTATCATCACCAAGCTGTCTTTCAAGAACCGCCGTAGATGAATTGCTGTTTGCGGCTCCCTTTTCAAAGCGGTCGTATTCCTTCATGGTCTGGTAATCCAGATCCTTTCGGTCTACGACAAAGAGAACCTTATCTATGAACGGCAGTTGAGTAGCCAGTCGTGCCGTCTTAAATGAAGTTAGGGTTTTACCAGAGCCGGTGGTATGCCAAATATACCCGCCTCCGGCAATATCACCGTACTTCTTGTAATTATGAGCAACCTCTATACGGTTAAGAATTCGTTCAGTTGCAGTGATCTGATACGGGCGCATCACCATCAGCATTTTTTCTGATGTGAACACGCAGTATTTGGTTAAGATATTTAGAATTGTGTGTTTTGCAAAGAAGGTTTTAGTGAAATCAATAAGATCCGGAATAACCCTGTTCTCAGCATCCGCCCAAAACGAAGTAAACTCAAAACTGTTACTTGTCTTACCCTTCTTGATATTTCTTGAAGTAGAATCCTTGATTGCGTTATTCCTGGTACTGTTTGAATAATATTTCGTATTTGTGCCGTTTGAAATAACAAAAATCTGAACAAACTCAAACAGACCACTGCCAGCCCAAAAAGAGTCTCGTTGATAACGTTCAATCTGGTTAAAAGCCTCACGAATAGCCACACCTCTGCGTTTCAATTCTATATGAACAATAGGAAGACCATTGATGAGGATTGTAACATCGTAACGGTTATCATAGGTCGCACCTTCTGCTTTACCGAGCACATACTGGTTTATTACCTGAAGGGTATTATTGTGGATGTTCTTATGATCAAGCAGAGTTATATTTTTGGAGGTTGAGTCATCACGCTTAAGAACCTGAATATAATCTTCCTGAATCTTTGCAGTCTTTTCGGCAATATGTTCATTGGGATTTGCAATGGAAGTCTTAAAGAAACGTTCCCATTCAGTATCAGAGAATTTGAATTTATTGAGCTCTTCCAAACGGACACGAAGATTGGCAATTAAATCAGCCTCAGAATGAATAGGAAGATAGGTATACCCCTGTTCGCAAAGCAAACGGATAAATTCCTTTTCTAAAGCAGCCTCAGATTCATAGCTATCAGACCTAGCCTTAACAGGCTCATAATTAGTAACAACAGTATTTTCATTTGTTTCGGCTACTATATTAAAATAAGGCATACCTACCTCCTTCTATTCTTTCTATTCTGCTTCCTTAAAACTTAACAGCTTGTCTCGATAATATTCATATTGCTTCTGACGAGCTTCTATTTCTGCAGGAAGCCCAGAAGACAAATCGTTACAGAGAGCATCAAAACGATCCAAGATTGAAACAATGCGTTCTTGCTCATTCATACACGGAAGGTTAATCACAACATCCTCCAATGCACTTGGTGTTATTTCAATCACCTTAGTTCCGTGAGCTAACTTTTTCTTCTTTAAAAAGAAATCAGCTGAATGGAAATAATACGACAAGTATTTCGCATTTTGGTTGTGACTAATTATTGCAGTATGGCCACTTACAGCTATATCATCACCCCCTAACCATGCAGTACAAGAACACACGTCTTCAACATTTTCACTTGTAACAGCCATCACTATATCCCCTTGTTTTGCGATCTTTGATTTATCAAAAACATTCTGATCCACAAAAGTTAAGGTCTTATCTGCATGAACCCCGAAATGGGTATACATCTGACCATAGTGAATACAAGGCTTTCCGTTTTCTACAAAATCTTTCTTTTGAAAATTACCACCTCTTGTAACCGTAGCGAATATACCCAACCTTACAGAAGCATACCCAAACACATACTGCAGCAACTTAATCAGACTCAGCTCTGTCTGTCTGTCTGTCTGTCTGTCTGTCTGTCTGTCTGTCTGTCTGTCTGTCTGTCTGTTAAGATGGTTTCGCCGTTTTCTGCGAACGTCAACAACTGATCACGGTAAAATTCATATTGCTTTTGACGAGCTTCTATCTCTGCTGGCAGACCAATATTTAAATCATTACAGATCTTCTCGAAGTTATCTAAACAATCTGCAAATTTTTGTTGAACTTCAAGATTCGGCAAAGGAATTTCAATTTCTTGAATTGACGGAATGCTTGAATGGACTACTTTGCTTTTAACTTTTCCTTTTCCCTTTTGAAGTCTAGCAGATTGCGTTGCTAATACATGAGCCAAGTAGCGCGGGTTCTGTTTGTGCTTCATCACAACTATATCGCCACCTGCTAAGCATTTTTCATTGCCTAAATAAGCTACTGATTTAGCTATATCCTCAATATTCTCTCCAGTTATGGCAAAAAGAATATCACCATTTTCAAAGTACTTTGGGGAATTCACATACTCTAATTTTGTATGAGAGATACATTTATCAAACCATGTGTTATATGTAGTATAAATTTCACCATAGCGAACGCACGGAATCCCCTCCGCCGTAACTTCATCTCTTTTAATACCTGAACCACGATAAAGTTCTGTAGCTATATCCTTCAATTTAACTAAAGGAACATCATTCTTTGCAGAAAGCAAGGCATCCCTATAATACTCATACTGTTTCTTTCTCGCTGTAAGCTCCGCTGTAAGCTCCGCTGTAAGCTCCGTGAAATTGTCCAGAATCCGGACAATTTCACGTTGTACCTCTAGAGGAGGCACGGGGATTACAAAATCCTCAGTAACCGGCAATGAAATTTGAGGCAGGGAGCCCATTCCTGATGCAGCTTCCCGAAAGTGAATCACACTGTTTTTTAAAACATGTAACAAATATTTAACTGACACCCTTTCTTTATGTGTGTAGGCCCACATCTCATTTTTGAATGTAAAAGGGTTCTCATAAAACACAAAATCAATAACACCTCTCGATTGGACAAGAACTGCAGGAACTCTTGTAATATTTGCCTTGGGTATGTCTTCCTCTCGAGCATTAATTACTGTTTTTCCGCCAGCAAAAATACGAATTTCCCCTTTGGGATTATCAATTTCTTTCATCTTACCAGCGGTGATAGCAGTACCTCTGAGGCGAGTATATACCTCTTTAATCGGTTTAAATTCAACACCATTAGGACAAAGTTCTTTCAGCAAATCATCTAACTTACTCATGCCTCTTGTCCTCCTTCAATTTCTGCGATTATCTTATCAATCTCATCGCGGAGAACTTGTTCACGGGCAACAATCTGTTTGATTTCAGCATTAAGTTTCGCTATATCGATTTTCTCGCGGGTATCTTCCTGCTCAACGTAGGTGCTAACCGACAAATTGTAGTTCTGTTCCTTTACCTCATCGTAATCAACCAACCTGCAGGTATGCTCCACGTTCTGCCTTTCACAAAACATCTCAACGATTCTGTCTATATGCTCAGGGAGAAGTTTGTTATTGTTGGTAACCTTGACGCAGAGGTTTGTGGCATCAACAAATAGAACCTTGTTATCACGCTTACTCTTCTTCATAACCATGATACAGGTGGCGATTGTAGTGCCAAAAAACAGGTTGCTTGGTAGCTGAATAATGCAATCTACATAGTTGTTGTCTACGAGATACTTTCTGATTTTCTGTTCAGCTCCGCCTCTATACATTATTCCAGGGAAACATACGATTGCAGCCGTACCATTCGGAGCCAACCAGGAAAGAGCATGCATTATGAAAGCCATGTCAGCTTTGGACTTTGGAGCCAAAACACCGGCAGGAGAAAAGCGAGGATCGTTTATCAGGGTAGCATCTTCATCACCAACCCACTTGATGGAATATGGAGGATTAGAAACAATCAGTTCAAATGGTTCATCATCCCAATGCTGTGGATGCGTAAGAGTGTCTTCGCAGGCAATGTCAAACTTATCAAAGCCTATGTCGTGAAGGAACATGTTGATACGACACAGGTTAAATGTGGTGATGTTGATTTCCTGTCCATAGAAACCGTTCTGAACTGCATCCCTTCCGAGGATCTTTACCACTTTTAAAAGTAGCGAACCGCTGCCACAGGCTGGGTCGTAAGCTTTATTAATTTTGGTCTTGCCCGCGGTTCCCAATCTAGTGAGAAGAACTGACACATCGGCAGGGGTGAAAAATTCGCCACCGGACTTACCTGCATTGGACGCATACATTTGCATAAGAAATTCATATGCATCACCGAAAGCATCAATCTCATGGTCTTGGACTGAGCCAAGATCCATGGCTGCAACGCCTTCAAGAAGTTTAACTAGGCGCTCGTTCCTCTTTGGAACAGTTGCACCAAGCTTGTTACTGTTTACATCGATATCATCGAAAAGTCCTTTAAAATCACTTTCAGACTCACAACCGCAGGAGGATTCTTCAATATGATTAAACACTCTCTCTAAGAATTCATTCAAATTGTCTTTTAAGTTCTTCGTTTCACCTTCACTGTCAATAAAGACAGCCTTATCATCGGTACAGTGTTTCAGAACATTACAAAACAGCTCACTTGGCGGAATGAAGAATCCCTTTTCTTGAACAAGATCTGCACGAGCTTCTAAAGACTCTGCATCTGACATATTGGCATAATCAAAATCTGGATTCCCCGCATCCCTCTCGCCTTTATTTATGTAGGCACAAAGGTTCTCAGAGATATAGCGGTAGAACATCGTGCCGAGAACATAATTCTTAAAATCCCAGCCATCAACAGCCCCACGTAACTCATCAGCTATTGCCCATATTGCGCGATGAAGTTCATCACGTTCCTGTTCTTTTTTGGTATTTACCATTCAAATACTCCGCCAACATTAGTCACGAAACTTGCATCATGAGGATAGAATCCTGATGTAACAAATCACGTGTTAAAAATTCTGCTTATCGTTATGCCAATAAATTCAAAACAATAACAAGACATAAGCTATCACAGATGCATCACAAATCAATTAAACTTGCATGATAGCACAGTTGTAGCCTCAAATTCCTGATACAACCGCACAAAACACACAAAACCTTAAACATTCCGAATAATTTTTATTCAATTTTTGCAGTTCATCAAATTTGTATAACCCTCATGCTCGGAAGAACAGTCCCCTTGTTCACCTCTTAGCCAAATCAGCGACATACTTTGTACAATTGTCAACCATACGCACAAAAATTGCTCCATCCTCTACTAAATAATCGCCGATTAGACACTACTTCATAACAATTTTATGGAAAGAAAGCCTTTTCCTCTGTAAAATCCACGCTCTGTAATTTTGTTATCCAGATCACATAATTACTCGTATTTATCCAAGCAGACACTCTCAACGATGCCTGCTTTTTTTCGTATGAATCTTGACCGAACGTCAGATTTCACCAATCCCCCTGGCTACTTGTTAGGGGGATTGCTTTTTTTAGCAAAGACAAAGGCTTTATTTACGAAACATGCAACACGCCTGTTGGATGTTACGTGTTCTGCGTCTTTTCAGATCTGGATACAGATTTTTAACCTCGCCTGCGTAAGCTCATCAAGTTGCAAATTGATGAGTGCATGGCTGAAACAGGCGAATTTATTTTAACCGTCCAGTGTCATGCACCACTGGTCACCTACCGAACGGGGGATTCCCCGAGGTGACCTAATGCACACAGTGACAACGAGCCGTGAAGGGCTACTCCGCTTCGGTTTTTCCGAACTGGAGAAGCCTAAATGGCAAATAAAAAACGTTATTACCCTCTTCGCAGCTCAACCGATCCAAAGAAAGTTAAGCTCGTGGAGATTACCGAGGAACAGTATCAGGCAATTTACCCGGAAATCTGGGCAACCATTAAGCGGGAACAGAGACATGGCCGGTGCAGATGCCCAGCAAACTACCTGTGGACATGTAATGGCTACTGTTCTGACTGTTCCTATCACACCGGAGGAAATGAGGAGTTTATTGATGAACTGACAGATACAGAATTATCAGATGAGAAACCGCTGATGGATGAACTTATGGCATGCGACCAAATGCTGAAACTGCTGGTTGCCAGATTCCGAGAACTTGAACCGGAGGCTGATCTCATCATTGAATTGCTGGAGGAAGGATTATCCGACAGGAAAATTGCGGAAACACTGGGACGCAAACAGCGAACCTTTGCAGATCACATGAAGAAGATCCGAACCGAGCTGCATAATCTCAACAGGTAGTTCCCCCTTTCATAAAGGCTTTTTCCCATAGTGGCGATGCCTGAGCAAGGCGTTTTGATTACGAAATAACCAAGTAATAAAAAATTTAAAAATATTTCCGCTCAAAACGCCCGCTCATGTCCAGTAGTAAGTGTAAGGCTGATTTTTCACAAATTAAGGAGGTTCTCAAATGAACAAGTCTTACTTCGATTCCCGCGGGAAAAGCCATGAGCTGATTGCCGTACTCACGGCTATCTCTCATGTATCCGCAAAGATGGCAAGAAACCTTGAGCTTCTTGCTGAATTACGTAACTCAAAGAAAGGAAATACTACCTATGAACAACACAAAAGACATGGCTTCGAGCATCGTCGCACTGCGGCATGCGGCAGTCGCTTTGAATAACATTGCCGATTTTCTGGAAGATCTGAATGCCAAGGATTCTGAACCTGCTACTGAAAACCAGTCTTGTGAAACTGAATCCGCACCGTCGACCGATGCAGTTGTTCCGGCAGCCAAGGCTGAACCGGAAACCCCGAAATTATCCTTCGAGGATGTTCGCGGAATTCTGGCTGACATTGCCCGTGCTGGGAACCGTGAAGGCGTTAAGGCTCTGCTTGAAAAGTACGGTGCTTCAAAGCTTTCTGCTCTTGCCCCGGAGCACTACGCTGCGATTCTTAAAGATGCGGAGGAACTTAAGAATGCCTGATTCCCACGCAATCCTGTCAGCCTCGGCATCGCACCGCTGGCTGATGTGCCCGCCCTCTGTCCGCTTATGTGAGCAGTTTCCGGGAGACGGAGCCAGCGAGTTTGCTGCTGAGGGAACAGAGGCTCACGCGCTCTGCGAGTTCAAGCTGAAAACAGCCCTTGGCATGGATGCTACTGATCCTACGCCCGAACTTTCCCGTTACAGCGAGGAGATGGATGAGTGCGCCACCGGCTATGCCTCCTTTGTTCTGGAGCTGGTAAGCGAGGCTGCCAAGTCCTGCTCAGATCCGAAGGTGCTCATTGAGCAGAGAGTTGATTTCTCGCAATGGGTACCGGAAGGATTCGGCACTGCTGACTGCATCATTGTATCCGACGGCACTCTGCGCATTGTGGATTACAAGCACGGTCTCGGTGTTCTTGTCGAGGCTGAAAACAATCCGCAGATGAAGTGCTATGCCCTTGGTGCGCTGGAAATCTTCGATGTTCTTTATGACATCGAAAAAGTCAGCATGACCATCTACCAGCCCCGCCGGGAGAACATCAGCACCTGGGAGATTTCCCGGGAAGAACTCCTCCAATGGGCTGAAAACACTCTGAAGCCTATTGCCTCTCTGGCATTTGCCGGTGAAGGAAAATTCTGTGCCGGTGAATGGTGCGGATTCTGTAAAGCCAAACACGCCTGCCGTGCCAGAGCCGAGGCCAACCTTCTGCTGGCAAAGCACGATTTCAAACTTCCAGATCTACTCGAGGACATAGAAATCGAAGTGATCCTTTCCCAGGTTGATGAACTTACAGCATGGGCAAATGACATCAAGGAATATGCCTTGAAGCAGGCCATTGGCGGTAAGGAATGGCACGGATGGAAGCTCGTGGAAGGACGTTCAGTTAGAAAATTCACCAGCGAGGACAAGGTAATCAAGGCTGTATGCGAGGCAGGGTTCGATCCGTTCGATAAGAAACTCATAGGCATCACCGCCATGCAGAAACTTCTCGGAAAGGCAAAGTTTGACGAACTTCTTTCAGGACTTATTGCCAAGTCGAAAGGCAAACCAACGCTCGTACCGGAGAGCGATAAAAGACCGGCAGTTTCAAGTGCATCTTTAGATTTTAAGGAAGAATAAATTATGGCTACAAAAGTAATTACAGGTGTAAACACCAGATGGTCCTATGCCAACGTATGGGAACCAAAAGCTATGGAAGGCGGCAAGCCTAAGTTCAGTGTGTCTCTTATCATCCCAAAGTCCGACACCGTAACCGTTGGCAAGATCAAGGCAGCCATTGAAGAGGCTTACCGTGACGGTCAGTCCAAGCTCAAGGGTAACGCCAAGTCCGTACCTGCGCTCAGCACTCTCAGAACTCCGCTTCGTGACGGTGATTTGGAACGTCCGGATGATCCTGCTTACGCCAATGCGTATTTCGTCAACGCCAACTCTACCACTGCTCCCGGTGTGGTGGACGCCAACAGGAATGAAATCCTCGACAAGTCTGAAGTCTACTCCGGCTGCTACGGCAGAGCGTCAATCAGCTTCTATGCCTTCAATGCCAACGGCAACAAGGGTATTGCCTGCGGTCTTAACAATCTGCAGAAGATTAAGGACGGTGAGCCGTTAGGCGGAAGAGCAAGTGCCGAGAGCGATTTTGCCACTGAAGAAGATGAAGACTTTTTAGGTTAGGAGGCATCATGGATTCAGGTGAAATCTTTCTGATGGGCTTTGGCTCCGGTTTGTTTACCGGCGTAGTGGCTGCAATCCTGTTTGAGTTCCTCGGATTTCTCTTTACCGAGTTCCTGAAACGCAGAAAGCGTCGTGTCTGGTAGCACCAGATAACTTGTAACGATTTAGTAAGGGTAGTGGTTTTGACTGCTGCCCTTTTTTGACAGGAGAATTTTATGGAAACACTATCTTGTGATCTCGAAACATACAGCAGTGAGGACTTAAGGAAATGCGGAGTCTACCGCTACTGCGAGGCTCCCGATTTTGAAATTCTGCTCTTTGCCTACAGTGTAGATGGTGGTGAGGTACAGCTTGCTGATCTCGCCTCCGGAGAAAAACTTCCCAGGGAAATCATCAAGGCCGTGACCGATGACAGCGTCATCAAATGGGCGTGGCATGCAAACTTTGAGCGTGTATGTCTGTCCAGATACTTGCGCGACTTAGGCTTACTAACCGGTTATCTCAATCCCGAAGGCTGGCGGTGCGACATGGTGTGGGCGGCAACTCTGGGACTGCCGTTTTCACTCGAAGGAGCCGGTGCGGTACTGGGACTCGATAAGCAGAAACTCACGGAAGGAAAGGAGCTCATACGCTATTTCTGCAAACCATGCTCCCCCACTCAGGCAAACAGTGGCAGAACCAGAAATCTCCCCTGCCATGCTCCCGACAAGTGGGAAATGTTCAAACGCTACAACATCCGGGACGTGGAAACTGAAATGGGAATACAGCAGAGACTGAGTAAGTTCCCGGTACCGGACTTCGTCTGGGAGGAATACCACCTCGACCAGGAGATTAACGACCGCGGCGTAAAAATCGACATGGAACTGGTACGTCAGGCGATTGCCATTGATGAACGCTCGCGAAATGAGCTCATAAGTGCCATGAGGGAATTTACTCAGCTCGAAAATCCCAACTCAGTCCAGCAGATGAAGGACTGGCTGGCAAATAACGGTCTTATGACTGAAAGCCTTGATAAGAAAGCCGTGGCTGAACTTATGAAGAATGCCCCGCCGGAACTCATCAGAGTGCTGACACTCCGGCAGCAGCTTGCCAAGTCATCAGTGAGAAAGTACCAGGCTATGCAGAATGCTGTATGTGCCGACGGCAGAGCCAGGGGACTTTTCAGCTTCTACGGTGCCAATCGCACCGGGCGGTTCTCAAGCAAAATCATTCAGTTGCAGAATCTTGCCCGTAACAGCATGAGCGATTTAGATCAGGCTCGTGCGCTTATCAAAACCGGAGACTATGACGCTGTATCTATGCTCTACGATGATGTGCCGGATACGCTCTCCCAGCTCGTAAGAACTGCCTTTGTGCCTCCGAAGGGAAAGCTCTTTTATGTAGCGGACTTTTCAGCCATTGAGGCCCGAGTGATTGCATGGTTTGCCGGTGAAAAATGGCGGTCTGAGGTATTCCGTAAAGGCGGTGATATCTATTGTGCAAGTGCCAGTCAGATGTTTAAAGTCCCCGTGGAAAAACACGGAGTAAACGGTCATCTGAGACAGAAAGGCAAAATTGCGGAACTGGCCCTTGGTTACGGCGGGGGTATTGGCGCATTAAAGGCCATGGGAGCTATCGAGATGGGGCTTAAGGAGGAGGAGTTACAGCCCCTCGTCAACGCCTGGAGAAACGCCAATCCGAATATTGTGAAATTCTGGTGGGCTGTGGATAACGCAGTTATGGAAGCAGTGAATAAAAGAACCACCACCGAAACTCACGGCATCACTTTCTCGTTCAAAAGCGGCATGCTGTTTATCACTCTGCCCTCCGGCAGAAAGCTCACCTACGTTAAACCTCGTATCGGCATGAACCAGTTCGGCGGTGAAAGCATTACCTATGAAGGCATTGGTGCTACCAAAAAATGGGAACGTCTCGAATCCTACGGTCCCAAGTTTGTGGAAAACATCGTCCAGGCAACGGCCAGAGACATTCTGTGTTTTGCCATGAAGACTTTACGGTGCTGCAGCATAGTTATGCACATACATGATGAAGTGGTCATCGAGGCAGATCCCCGCGTAAGTCTGGATGCTCTTTGTGAACAGATGGGAAGAACTCCGCCATGGGCTGAAGGCTTAATCCTTACCGCCAGCGGTTACACATCGCCCTACTACAAAAAGGATTAGCGCCTTAACTTGATCGGTATCTTGGTCGGTGACTTAGTCGGTCAGCACCGATCAAGTTATTTGGAATTAAGCACAGCTCCCGCATTAAGGAATATGTGATTACTTGTCTGACTGCACAGCTTCTTTTAACGTATTGCCTGCAGTAAATGAAGGTACTCTCTTTGCCGGGATTTCAACAGCCTCACCGGTACGAGGGTTACGACCGCTGCGAGCCTTTCTCTCAGAAGTCTTAAAAGTTCCGAAACCAACGAGCTGAACACTGTCACCTTGGGCTAATGTTTCAGTTACTGTTTCTAAAAGGGCATCAAGCATCTTTTTGCTGTCTGACTTGGTCGTATGACTCTTTTCAGCGATTATTTCAATAAGTTCCTGTTTATTCATGTAATTAAACCTCTCTCTTTGTACTCTGACAGTTAACAGCATGATGAATGAATCTCCTTTGTAAATCAAGATTGTTAACAACTAAAAACAGAGATCCAACCTACATTTCGTTAAAAGCCGCTTAAATTTAAACCACGTTTGCTACTCAGTCGATCTGCCCCGATTAAGTTAATTTTCGGTCGTTCCCCCTCTATATTTGCTTACTTCTTAACCACCCAACAAATTTTCTGAAAATAAATCCGCTCAAAATCGCCCTTCATGTCCAGTAGTAAATGAAGGCCCGTAAAAGCCTTCATGTTTCTTAACCTATTTTCAGGAGTTTTTTATGTTTGAAATCAAAGAAAAACAGAAGGTTCTGCCTGACGGAACCAGGCTCACCACTTTCACCCGTGAGGTTATCAGTTCCAATGCCATTGAAGTCGAAGTCGGCACCAACGGCTTTAAGGGCGGCAATGCCGAACACGGCAGCCGTACCTACATTCGCATCAAAGATCTTGGCGGTACTGACATGTTCGTGAAGAGATTCCGTGCCGAGAACGGCAACACCGCCGAATTCGAGGTGTACCTAGGTGGCGACTGCGAGCTTGAAACCATGCTCCGGGCATTGAAGTTCGTGGTTAAGGTTCTGGAAGATGAATCAGCGGAGGTTGTGGACTAATGACCTGTTTAAATTCGCCATTTAAGAGCAGAGATGAAATGAAAGAGGCGATGCTTAATGGGCTCGCCAGCATTTTAACCATTGATGAATACAGGAAGATGTCTCATCTTTTTGCCATTATGCCGGATTCTGTATTTGATCAGATTGCGGCTGAGTGTGCAGAGTCGGTTAAGCGTAAAGGTGTTTCTTATAAAGATCTCGTTAAGAAGAGAGCAGAATTCAATAAGAAGCGAAATGTTACATTTGAAAATTCTGCCCTTAACTGCGTTTCCATGCCCCCTCTGAAGGATGAAGTTCGTGATGAGGTATGGCATGACATATGTCAGAGCCGTCCTACTGACCGCATACATCTTAAAACCAAAGACGATGAGGCCATATCCAAGTTCTGGAAACAGTTCTGCTCCAGGGAAATGCTTGATAAGGGCGGTATTCCGTCAGATCTCTTCTTCTCAGGAAACGTACCTCTTCTTGACTGCGAAATTACAGTGGATGAAAGAGATAAGCCGTTCGGTCAGCTTGTTACATACCGCGTTGTCATATACCCGGATTATATCGAGCGTATTAAGAATAGCGGGGATGAGCCTGCAGATGTCGGTGCTGTGGTAACGGAGTTTATGGGGCATAAATTCTTTATACCGATTCTTGTGTTTTACGGTGTTGATTTTGTGCTCATGTCAAATTGCGGAGTGATTGGCAATTACAGCAGTGCAGAAGTAAGAAATCGCATGGGGAGGATTCCGGTACAGGATTTTGTTTCCGCAGGATATGAATGTCTTACCACCTGGTACGGTATTCAGCTGGCACTGTTTCACCCAACTGTTAAGGAGGTGTTCAGTCACCCTAAAACCGAGCCGGTAATGGACACCAGACCACGTAAAGGCGGAAAGAAAAGACGTGTTGTGCGTTACATCAAAAAGCACGTCATTACTGCTGAAGACCTTGAACAGACCTCATTCAAGGGCAAAAGCGGTTTTACCCGACATACCCCGATCTGGTACGTAATCGGTCACTGGCGTCATTACTCAGACGGCAAGAAGGTATTTATCAAGCCTTACTGGAAAGGAGAAATGAGGCAACTCCGAATGGATCTTGATGGTCGTGAAAGGGAAATTGTTATTGAAGAAGGAGGAATTTAAGTGACAAAGCCAGTATTTATCTTATACAGCGCGGACTGCAGAGGGAATAAAACCAACTGTCTGTATCCCAACAAAATTGAAGTGTCCGACACGGAGTCCCTGATCCGCGCCGTTTCCAAAGATTACGTCTGTGCAGAGTACAGGAACAGCTATCGGAATACCAAGAATTTCATCAGCAGCAACTGCTGTGCCGGAGACTGTGACAACACACATTCAGATGATCCGAAAGACTGGATCACTCCGAAGGACGTGGCAGCCGCTTTTCCCGATGTACCTTTCTGGGTTCATTACAGCCGTCATCATATGAAAGCCAAGAACGGGAAAGCAGCCAGACCTAAATTCCACATAGGCTTTCTTACGGATTCAATAAAGGATGCCGAACAGCTAAAACGCCTAAAGGAACGAGCTCATGAATTATTCCCGTATTTTGATCCGCAATCAATGGACTCTGCCCACTTCTTCTACGGAACTGAAAATCCGCAGGTGGAATTCTTCTCCGGAGCCAAAACTCTGAATGAATTTCTTGGCGATGATGAGTTTGATGCCGACATGCCCCAGGGCAGTTACGGCAAAAAGATCGTCATAGAGGAAGGCAGACGCAATGCCACCATGAGCCGTTTTGCCGGAAAGATTGTTAAGCGATATGGCTCTACCGAGGAAGCTTTCAAAATCTTTATGGAGGAAGCCGACAGATGTAACCCGCCTCTCTCAGATGAGGAACTCGGAAAGGTCTGGGCAAGCGCCCAGCGTTTTGCCAAAAAGGTTCAGGGTCAGCCTGGGTATGTACCGCCGGAGAAATATAAGCCGGAAAGCACTCTGCAGCCTTCGGACTATTCCGACGTGGGACAGGCTAAGGTGCTGGCGAGAGACTGCGCCAATGAGCTGGCATACAGCCCCAACACAGACTTCATAGTCTATGAAACCAACCGCTGGGTAGAGTCAAAATCAAAAGCCATGGGTGTCATGCTGAACTTCCTTGATCGTCAGCTTGCCGAAGCCGGGGATAAACTCGAAACCGCCGAGAAGGAACTCATCAAAAGCGGATTTTCGGAGGAAGCTCTCGCCGCAGGTGGGAAAGCCCTTAAAAAGGCTATCCAAAATTTCACTCAGGCTGATGCATATCTGAAATACAACAATGCCATTACATACAGGAGCTTTGCCTGTCAGCGACGGGATATCAAGTATGTTAACGGTGCTTTAACAGCGGTTAAGCCATTGGTGGAGGTTTCCATCAGTGCTATCGACAGTCATCCGTTTCTGCTGAACTGCCCGGACGGCACCTACGACCTTACCAAGGGTCTGGCCGGCCGCAGAGATCACGATCCGGCTGACCTTATCACCCAGATAACAGCTTATGCTCCCGGGGATAAAGGCAAAGATCTGTGGCTCGACTTTGTGGACAGAGTGTGCGAAAGCAATCAGGAAAAAATCGAATATCTGCATCGAGGATCCGGTCTTTGCCTTATCGGAGAAGTCTTCCATGAAGGAATTTTCATTTCCTTTGGTGTAGGACGCAACGGTAAATCCACATGGTGGAATTCGGTTGGCGGAGCTATGGGATCCTATGCCGGAGTTATTTCAGCGGATGTGCTGACCGCCGAATGCCGCAGAAATGTTAAGCCGGAGCTGGCTGAACTGAAAGGCAAACGATTCCTGCTTGCCTCGGAACTCGAAGAAGGCCGAAGAATGTCAACCTCACTGGTGAAACAGCTGTCGTCCACCGATGAAATTGAGGGGGAGAAGAAATACAAGGATCCCTTCAAGTTCAAGCCGAGCCACACCCTCGTCCTGTGCACCAACCATCTGCCGAAAGTGGGAGCCATGGATGACGGCATCTGGCGACGTCTGATCGTGATCCCTTTTACTGCAAAATTCGAAGGCGGCAGCGAGATCAAGAACTACTCGAAGTATCTGCTGGATAACGCCGGTCCCTACATCATGAAATGGCTGATTGAAGGCGCTGAAAAGGTCATCAAAGACAAATTCATTCTCACCCCTCCCGCCTGTGTGCGTGAGGCTGTTGACAGGTATAAGGCGGATAACGACTGGATGAGCCACTTCCTTGATGACTGCTGTGACATCGGCAGGGAGTTCGAGGAGAAGTCCGGCGAACTGTATACCGAGTACCGGGCGTACTGTCTCAGAAACGGTGAATTTGCCAGAAGTACTGCAGAGTTCTACAAGTGCCTGGAGGAACGCGGTTTTGTCCGTCATAAACGAAAAAAAGGCGTATTCGTTCTTGGGCTGAAACTCGCTGTTCAGGATTTCTGATCCTGTTTGGTGCAGGTAGTGCAAGTCGTTGAGTGACACTTTTCCATCAAGGTGTGTACAACGGCTATTGACTACAAAATAAACAAATATTGTTCATTTATTAAACAAGGTGCAGGTCGTGAAGGTCTTCTAATAAAAACTAGTATAGGGCGAAAAATTGGTTAAAAAATAACCTATTAATAAGCCTATAGGGAGTTTAATGCAACGACCTTCACGACCTGCACCTTTTAAGGATTTTCGACATGAATTTTTATAACTGGATGATGAGAAATCATCGTGATGAAGATACTCCGGAGGGAGATTTGGCCGCTGACATGGAACACGTTAAGGATACTTTTCCAAGGAACGGAGTCGGCAAGTTTGATGGATGGCACAGGCTGATCCGCAGCTATCTGGTTCAGCGCCATGCCTGCAGTGAATGCCTTGATGTCTTTGAGGAATGCTGGAAGGAGTATGTGGAATGCGAGAAAAGCAGATTGAACAGAAACTCACACTGATGGTTAAGTCGGCGGGCGGCATTGCACCGAAGTTCGTATCACCGGGGTTTGCCGGAATGCCTGATCGCCTGGTGCTGCTTCCCAATGGTGTGTTTGCCTTCGCTGAACTCAAAGCACCGGGGATGCATCCGAGAGCTTTGCAGGTGGCAAGGCATGAGATGTTAAGGCGGTTAGGCTTTCGGGTGTATGTGATTGATGGAATTGAACAGATAGGAGGAATGCTTGATGAACTTCAAACCCCATGATTATCAGAACTATGCCATTGAGTACATCAAGGAGAATCCTGTAACGGCTGTTCTGCTGGGTCTTGGAATGGGCAAGAGCGTTATTTCCCTGACTGCCATTGCCGACCTGCTGTTTGATTCCTTTGAGGTGCATAAGATTCTGATAATTGGCCCCCTCAGAGTGGCCAGAGACAGTTGGCCTATGGAAATCAGCAAATGGGAACATCTGCAGCATCTCACCTATGCCGTGGCAGTGGGACCTTTGGCTGAGCGCAAAGCGGCACTTGCCAGGAATGCCGATATCACCATCATCAACCGAGAGAACGTTCAGTGGCTTGTTGAGAGCGACAACTTTGACTACGACATGGTGGTTATCGATGAACTGTCTTCCTTCAAGAGCCACACGTCTAAACGCTTTAAGGCATTGATGAAGGTTAGACCGAAGGTAAAACGCATCGTAGGTCTTACAGGCACTCCTTCCTCAAACGGTCTTATGGACTTGTGGGCTGAGTTCCGTCTGCTGGATATGGGAGAACGCCTGGGAAAGTTCATCACGAGATACAGAGAGGCGTTCTTTATGCCAGACAAACGGAATGGTCAGCAGGTGTTTTCCTACAAGCCCCGCCCTGATGCCGAGGAGGAAATCTACCGCCGCATCTCGGATATCACCATTTCCATGAAGTGTACCGACCATCTGAACATGCCGGAGCTGATTTCCACCCAGTATGAGGTGGTTCTTTCCGATGATGAGCGGAAACAGTACGAGAGACTCAAGTCTGAGCTGGTGATGACTGTATCCGACGGGGAAATTACCGTGCCAAATGCCGCATCCCTCACCAACAAACTGAGCCAGCTTGCCAACGGTGCCATTTACGATGATGCCAAACACATCGTGGAGTTCCATTCCCGGAAACTTGATGCCCTGGAAGACATCATCGAGTCAGCCAACGGCAATCCCCTTCTTGTGGCCTACTGGTTTAAGCACGACCTTGAGAGGATCAGAAAAAGGTTTGATGTCCGGGAGATTAAAACCACCAAAGACATCATCGACTGGAATGCCGGAAAGATCCCAGTGGCACTCATCCACCCCGCTTCTGCCGGTCACGGACTTAACCTTCAGTCCGGCGGTTCGACACTGGTGTGGTTCGGTCTTACCTGGTCATTGGAGCTTTATCAGCAGACCAACGCAAGACTCTGGAGACAGGGACAGACCTCCGGCACTGTGGTGATCCAGCACATCATCACCAAGGGCACTATCGACGAGAGGATTTTAAAGGCTTTGAGCAAAAAGGAATTAACACAGAACGCATTGATTGATGCGGTTAAAGCAGATTTAGGAGGAGACGTATGAACGCAAAAGATTTTATGATGAGAGGGATAAACCTTGAACGCAGGGTTGAAACCATTAAGTATCAGATTGAGCATTACCGAACTCTGCTGAACGACTGCTCAGTAACTTACTCTGATTCACCAAAGAGCACGGCTTCGAACTACAAGCTCGAGGACTGTACCCAGAAGATCATGGATCTTGAGGAAGAACTCTGTTCAGCAATGGCTGATCTTGTTGATGTCACCTGTGAGATAGCCAGAGCAATACAGAAGCTCGACAACTACGACTATCAGGATCTGCTGGTCATGCGCTACGTTCTTGGTAAACCATGGGAGGATATTGCAGAGGATATGAAATACTCTGAACAGCACATTCACCGGCTTCATGGCGAGGCGCTGAAAAAAATTTCAGAGTTGAGAGTAAATGTGATGGAATGAGAGTCGATTCCTAAGTTATTATTATAATCGAGAGAAACACAGAGCTTCGAGGCTGACCGCCCCGGAGCTTTTTTTATGTCTGGAGAAAAACATGCCAAGAAAACCTAAAAGACCATGTTCCCATCCCGGATGCCCGAAACTCACTGAAGGAAGGTTCTGCGAGGAGCATGCAAAGGAAGAGGCAAGACGCTACGAGAAGTATCAGCGAGATCCAATGGCAAGAAAACGCTACGGCAAGGCATGGACATTCATCAGAAAGACTTATGCCGCAGAGCATCCTTTCTGCGAGGTCTGCCTTTCGCAGGGAAGATATACACCAACTGAGGCAGTCCACCACATTAAACCGCTCTCTCAGGGCGGAACTCACGACATAAGCAACCTTAAAGCTGTATGTAAAGCCTGTCATGCCCGAATTCACGGCGAAATCGGCGACAGATGGAGCAGAAAAGTAAAGGATTACGCTTCCAACAAGTGATGATTATCGCGCTTTAGGGCCCCCAGGGGCGGTCAGAATCTCCAAAAACACGTCAAAAAGCTTCGGGCCCCTCCCTCCACGCAGAAAACCGCATATTCAAACGGGGTATTAACCCCACCAGGCGCACATCCGCCCCTTGGTACATCGGCATTCTGCTTACTTTCTGCTCTGTAATTTTTTCAAACAATAAGGATTTTTTATGGCCAAAGACGGAACTAGCCGCGGCGGTGCCCGAGTGGGTGCCGGACGTAAGCCAAAAGCACTTCAGGAGAAGCTCCTTGAAGGCAATCTGGGACACCGGGAACTTCGGAAGGTAGACATCCCGGAATTATTCCTTGACGGTGAAGAGCCGGAAGGCGTGGACATGCCACAACCGGATGAATACCTCTCCGCTCTGCAGCGTGACGGCAAACCGCTCGGCGCTGACGTGATTTACACCAAGACCTACAAATGGCTTGCTGAACTGAATTGCGACAGACTGGTGAGCTCCGAACTTGTGGAGCAGTATTCGGTAGCCTTTGCCCGCTGGAAACAATGCGAACAGGCAATCACAAAGTTCGGTTTCCTGGGACGCCACCCGACAGTGAACCAGTCCATGATCCAGAGTCCCTTTGTGGCAATGAGCCACAGCTACCAGAAGCAGACAAGCCAGCTCTGGTTTCAGATTTACAGCATCATCAAGGAGAACTGCTCGGTTGATGCGGGATTAAATGCGGGAGACGATCCGATGGAAAGTCTGCTCCGCTCAAGAGGTAAATAGCACATGAAAACAACTACAGACTTTCAGCTGGTGGATATCACCAAACTGATCCCCTACGTGAATAACGCACGTACACATTCCCCGGAGCAGATTAAAAAGCTCCGCTCCTCCCTGCGTGAATTCGGATTCGTCAATCCGGTAATCATCGACCGTGAGTACAACGTTCTCTGCGGTCACGGGAGACTGGAAGGTGCCAAGGCAGAAGGTTACACCGAAGTGCCGTGTGTGTTTGTGGATAACATGACCGAGGCACAGAAGAAGGCTTACATCCTGGCAGACAACCGCATGGCACTTGATGCCGGATGGGATGATGAACTGCTCGCCGTGGAAATGCAGGAGTTACAGGATTTAGGTTTTGACCTCTCCCTCACTGGCTTTGACTCTGCCGAACTTGATGAGCTCTTTGCCACAGACACAGATGCCGAGGATGACAACTTCGATGTTGAGGCTGAACTGCAGAAACCGTGCTTCTCCAAGACCGGGGACGTGTGGCACCTTGGCAGACACACCGTAATCTGCGGTGATTCCACTCTGCCTGAAACCTATCAGACTCTGCTCGGGGATGTGAAGGTAAATCTTGTCTGCACCGATGCACCTTACTTTGTGGATTTGCAGAATGCCTCCGGGAAAATCAGAAACGACAACCTTGATGACAAGTCAGCCTATGAGTTTCTGATGAAGGTCTTTGCCAACTTCAAAAACAGCATGGCGAAGGATGCATCCTTCTATGAGTTTTACGCCACCTCCAAGTCACGCATTTTCTACGATGCCTTTGAGGACGCAGGCTTTAAGGTGGGAGCAGGACTCATCTGGAAGAAACCGAGATTCCCGCTCTCCCGTACAGACTGGAAGTACAACATGGAGCCAATCATCTACGGCTGGCGCAAGGACGGCACACACAAATGGTACGGTGACCAGAAGCAGACCGTGGTGTTTGAATTTGACGGCATCAGGAATTCCAAGGAAGACGGATTCGGGCATCCGAGCAGTAAGCCTGTACCGCTGATTGCCTATCTCGTTAAGTTATCCACGCAGACCAACGGCATCGTCCTTGACGGTTTTCTCGGCTCTGCCTCAACGCTGATGGCATGCGAGCAGACCGACAGAACCTGTTTTGGAGTTGAGATTGAACCAAAGTTCGTAGACGTGGCGGTGAAAAGATTCCTGGAATTCAAAGGAGGCAACGCTGATGACGTGTATGTTATCCGCGACGGTCAGAGGCTGAGTTACTCCGACGTGGAAATCAGAGAGGAGACTGCCGATGAGCAAACTGAATAATGCTGTATCCGGTCTGACGCTCGGCAGTCTGTTTTCCGGATCCGGCGGTTTCGAATTAGCCGGACTGCTTTCCGGAATAGTGCCTATATGGGTTTCAGAAGTGGAGCCTTTTCCCATCAGGGTAACCACAAAGCAACTGCCATGGATGAAGCACTACGGCAACATCTGCGAGATGGACGGCGGTAAGGTCGAACCGGTGGACATCATAACCTTCGGAAGTCCATGTCAGGACATGAGCATCGCCGGAAAGCGAGAAGGCCTGAGCGGTAACCGTTCGGGTCTTTTTTATGAGGCTGTCAGAATAATAAAAGAAATGAGGAGTGCCACCAATGGCGAATATCCGAAATACATCGTGTGGGAGAACGTACCCGGTGCTCTCAGCTCCAACGGCGGAGAAGACTTCCGCTGTGTGCTTGAAAGCATCTGCGGTATTGCTGATAAAACCGTATCTGTCCCTTCAGCTAAGAAATGGCTCAATGCCGGAGAAATCGTGGGTGACGGTTACTCAGTCGCCTGGCGAATCCTCAATGCGGAACACTTCGGAGTTCCACAGCGCAGAAAGCGCATCTACCTTGTCGCAGATTTTACAGACGGGAGTGCCGGCAAAATACTATTTGAGTCAGAAGGCATGCCTTGGGATCCTCCAGCGAGCTTCAGCACGGGGCAAGGTTCTGCCGGAGGTGCTGGAGAAGGCTCTGAGGCGGCAGGCGCAATGTGTCTGAACGATCAGGGAGGTGAACGCATGGACGTGACGCATGAACGCACCGCCACTCTCCGAGCCGAAAGTCATCATCCGCCTCTGGTGTTTGAGAACCACTCGCAGGACTGCAGATATACAGGTCCCCTTGATGTGGCTCAGACCGTGCTTTCCACCTACGGCACAGGCGGCAACAATCAGCCCTTTGTGTTGGAGGATAACCATGAAACCTAAAGTATTCGGCATCTGCTCCAAAGACAGCAATGCCATGAAATCGGATAACCCCAACAGCGGTTTTTACGAAGCTGAAACCTCCCGCACCATCGACACCTCCAATCAGTCTCCCTGCAAGAACCAGGGCGGCATGGTGGTAATCGAGGGCAACGGCACAAGACCGTCCCACCATGGTGACGGATGGAAGGAATCCGAAACCATGTACACGCTGAATACCTCCGAGCGGCATGCGGTTGCCTTCTCCGAGGTACACAGTTCTCTGTCAGCCAATGACGGCCCCAAAGGTCCGTCAAGCCAGATGCTCTCAAACCCCGAGAAGAACTTTGTGGCAGAGCCCGCCTACGGGCTTGACCGGGCATCATTCAATCAGGGCAGAAACGCAAAGTACGATTTTTCAGTTACGAAGGAGTCAGAACCCACCATGACGGCAAGAGGACCCAATGCGGTAGCACATCCGGTCTATACCACCAGCAAGGCATCCTACCATACGGAGGCTGCCAAGGACGTGGCAAACACACTGGTGGCGAGCGACTTCAAAGATCCGCCGACCGTTACCGAAGAGCCGTATTACATTGTACGCAGACTTACTCCGACGGAATGTGCAAGGCTGCAGGGATTCCCGGACTGGTGGTGTTCAAATCTCGGAACGGCAAATCCATCTGAACATGACATGGAGTTCTGGCGCGGTGTATTTGAAACCCACCGTAATGTGGTAAGCGGAGCATCGAAACCGAAGTCAGACACGCAGATCAGAAAATGGCTCTCTGACCCTCACAGCGATTCTGCGGAATACAAAATGTGGGGAAATGGTATCGCCTTGCCATGTGCTGTTTACGTCCTTTCGGGCATCGTTCAGCATGCGAAAAAACATTAGTTGATGGTAATCAAATAACACTAAATATAGTGGAAATATCCGTACAAATTGACTTGATATAGTGTTTTTACAGAGCAAATATGTAGTCACCGTTAAACAACAAGGACATAAACATGGAAATTAAATTTGATGTCAAAGGCGCAAGCCGCAAGGATCTGGTTAAGGTGATTGCAGATACTTTGGGTGTCAGGGCTGAATACCAGGGCATGCCATCGGTTGCTTATAAGATTGGCGATTTCACCGTAACGAAGGACGGCACTCTGGTATTTGCTGATGAGGTTAACGCCGATGAAGTTCTGAAGGCTCTCGCAGCCAACGCCTTTTATCCGGTGGATGAAAACAAGACCGATGATAAGAAAGAACCTGAAGAACCGACCGGACTTACCATCGAAATCCCCGCCGACAAGGTGAATGTGGATAACCTTCAGAAACTCCTTGATGCAAAAGGATGGCTCTTCCGCAAGGCTCTCGGTGTTGAGTCCCTTGCCTTTGAGGTAACTGAAGATAAGGTTTCCTTCCCGTGGTTCAGCCACACCGATACGGATTTAACCACCGCCTACACCCAGTTCATTTCAGCCATCTGCAAAATGAGCATTGAGCAGAAACGCATCACCGCAAGGGAAAAGGCTGTAGCCAACGAGAAGTACGCCTTCAGATGTTTCCTCCTGCGCCTAGGCTTCATCGGTGATGAGTACAAGCAGAGCCGCAAACTTCTGCTCGCCAACCTTGACGGAAGTTCAGCCTTTAAAACAGTTCAGACCAAAGAGGAGGCCGCCAATGAACAGATTTCCGAGTAAGGAGATTGTAGAACGTCTCCGCAGAACCTATCCCAAGGGCACTGTGGTTGAACTGGTACGGATGAATGACGAGCATGCACCTCCTCCGGGAACACGAGGAACCGTTATGAGCGTTGACGATATCGGAACGGTCCATGTTCGGTGGCAGAACGGCTCGGGACTCGGTGTAGCCTACGGTGAAGACGAATGTAAAATCGTTCAAAATAGCAAGTAAAATCAAAGGTTTATATATTAAATAAATATCAAAATATAAGCGATTATTAACTTGCTATAGTGTGCCTTCAGAGTGAATATACACACAACAAAAGAACACAAGAGGTACACAAAAATGAACGAAAAGACAATGAACCAGATTGCCAGCATGAAGAACCAGTCCATTGGAGTTGAGATTGAGATGAACAACATTACCCGCAGGGATGCAGCCAAGATTGCCGCCGAGTTTTTCGGAACCGGAAGATTCGAAGACACCGCCCGCACCAACGGCTACTACGCATGGTCAGCATGGGATCAGCAGGGACGCGAATGGAAGTTCATGAGGGACGTGAGCATCCCCGGACCGGACAGCGAAAAGTGCGAAATGGTTACCCCGATCCTCAACTACGACGACATCGAATCCCTGCAGGAACTTTGCAGAAGGCTGAGAAGAGCCGGTGCGAAGAGTTCCGGGGATAAAAACATGGGAATTCACATCCACCTCGGCAAAGGCGACCACACCGCCAAAACCCTCCGCAACCTTGCCAACATCATGGCAAGCCACGAGAGCCTTTTAGCGGAAGCCTTAAAGCTTGACCAGCACCGCATGGCAAGATACTGCAGAACGGTTGATCCGAGATTCCTCAAGGAGCTCAACAAGAAAAAGCCGCAGACCATGGAAGAGCTTGAAGACATCTGGTACATCAGCCAAAACGAAAACTACGGCAGAGACCAACATTACAACGGCTCAAGATACCGCATGCTGAACTACCACGCCACCTTCACCAAGAAGACCATCGAGTTCAGACTTTTCCAGTTTGATGCACCGAGCAACGGCAAGCAGAACGGCATCCATGCCGGACGCCTCAAGGCTTTCATTCAGCTTTGCCTTGCCTTAAGCGAGATGGCCAAGGAGGTAAAAACAGCAAGCCCAAAGCCACAGCAGCATGAGAATCCGAAGTTCGCGATGAGAACATGGCTTTTAAGACTTGGCTTCATCGGCGAGGAATTCGCAACAGCCCGCAAGGTGCTGACCGAGAACCTCAGCGGTGACACAGCCTTCAGATTCGGCAGAGCCGCCTGAAACGCCACGAGGACTTAGCCTCCTCCTGCTGACCCCTTAAGTGGGGCTTCGGCAGTAGAAGGGTAAGCCTTCAACCGAACAGAAAGGAAGAGATTATGGCAAAGAGATATTACATCGCCTACGGCAGTAACCTGAACATCGAACAGATGAAGTTCAGATGCCCGACGGCAAAGGTGACCGGCATTTCAGAAATTCCTGATTACCGGCTGTTGTTCAAAGGAAGTCAGACTGGAGCGTACCTCACTATTGAGCCTTACAAAGGCTCAAGTGTTCCGGTGGCGGTATGGGAGGTAACGGCAGATGACGAGCTTTCCCTCGACCGCTACGAAGGTTATCCAAGGTTCTACTATAAGGCAGAAATGACACTCCCGGTAATCAGCATTGACGGAAACAGAGTGCGGGACCTTCCGGTGTTTGTTTACATCATGCATGAAGACAGACCGGTGGGAATACCGATGCAGTATTACGTTGATACCTGCCTTGAGGGTTACAGAGCTTTCAGCTTTGATGAACGAAAACTGTCTGATGCAATTAAATTCAGTCTGGAGGAATGCCACCATGCAAAATAATGAATCACGCACCTGCCCAATCTGCGGTAAGACCTATCACGAATATCCGTCCCTTTCCCGGACTGACGATAAAACGGAAATCTGCCCCGACTGCGGTACCAGACAGGCACTCGAGGCCGTTGGAATTTCGGCTGAAAAACAGGAGAATATCCTCGAAATCATCCATCAGAAAACCGGTGAAATCGAATCCCAAAAACAGCTGTAAATAGTTGAAATATAAGGGTTTATTGACTTGCTATAGTGTACCTTCAGAGCGAATATGAACACAACAAAACGAACACAAAGGTACATTTTTCAAGGAGTTAAACATGAACACTTTCGAGAACTTTTACAACCGCATCAGGGATGCAAAGAACGCCTACGACATAGCAAAGAACGAGGATGAGAAGAACGCTGCAAGATCCGCCTACAAGGCAGTCTGGGATGAACTCAAGGAACTTGGCAACGCTGCCTGCCGCCTTTTTAACGAGTACGAAGTTTCACGGGACAGCGGCAACGAGCACCTCGACATCAGCGAAGTGGTATGGGACAAGGATGTGGCAGACCTCATCACCGCCATGAGGGAGAACGGCATCGAGCATTTCACCTTTTCTTCCACATGGAGCAGCGCGGTTGAAACCGCATGGCTTTTTCAGCAGAACGGCTGCAAACTTGAAGGTCTGATTGAAATCAACAGCCATTACACCAAGTGGGACAGCGATGAGCACGAGAAAGCCCACGGCTACCTTTTCAGAGTGTAGGATGACGGCAAATTGAGAATTCCGGGAGGTCTGACGGCCTCCTTTTTAGCTCCTAAAAACAGTACAAAAATCATACATTATTGACTTGCTATACCACCGGCACAGAGCGAATATACAGTCATCGAAAACAACAACGGAGGCTTAAAAATGAGCAAATTAACTGAAAGAGCAAAGACCTACAGATTACCGAATCCATCCACTCCGGAGGATTTGGAATGCCGCTGGAGCAAGACCTTGAGATTCGGTGATAAGGTAATTCTGGCAGGCCACTACTACAACGGAGCAGGCAAGCCATCCTACTATGGCGCGGTTTACGAGTTCCTTACCGATGACACCGGATGCGAGGCTGAAATCGGGATCCGCGAGGTTAGCGGTGTGGAATTTGAGGATGCAGGTCATGCCATCGAATGGGCGATAAAGAACGCCAACTGATACGGAGCTTAACGGCTCCTTTTTTATACCCTGAAAGATCGCTTCGGCGGTCTTTTTTTATGCCTGTAAGGAGGTGAAGGCGTGATGAGAAAACTGAAAAAATACACCCCTACGAAATTCCTCGCCAAGGGATCGAAATACGATAAGGCGGCTGCCGATTATGCGGTGAACTTCATCGAATGCCTCTGCCACACCAAGGGAACATGGGCAGGAAAGAAATTTGAACTTATCGACTGGCAGGAGCAGATTATCCGAGATCTGTTTGGAACCTTAAAACCAAACGGTTACAGGCAGTTCAACACCGCCTACATAGAAATAGGAAAGAAGAACGGCAAGAGTGAGTTGGCTGCAGCCGTAGCATTGCTCCTTACCTGTGGTGATGGCGAAGAGCGAGCCGAGGTTTACGGCTGTGCCGCAGACCGCCAACAGGCAACCATCGTATTTGATGTGGCTGCCGACATGGTGCGGATGTGTCCGGCTCTGAACAAGAGAGTCAAAATCCTCGCCTCGCAGAAACGCATCGTCTACCTCCCGACCAACAGTTTCTACCAGGTTCTCTCTGCGGAAGCCTACTCAAAGCACGGTTTTAACATCCACGGCGTGGTGTTTGATGAACTCCACTGTCAGCCGGACAGAAAGCTTTTTGACGTTATGACCAAAGGCTCCGGTGATGCTCGAATGCAACCGCTGTATTTCCTTATCACTACTGCCGGTACTGACACCAATTCTATCTGCTACGAAACTCATCAGAAGGCTAAAGACATTCTGGAAGGCAGGAAGCTCGATCCTACTTTTTACCCAGTGATTTATGGTGCGGCTGACGATGATGACTGGACAGATCCGAAGGTATGGGCAAAAGCCAATCCTTCCTTAAATGTAACCATCGGGATCGACAAGGTGCAGGCTGCCTGTGATTCAGCAAGGCAGAATCCCGGAGAGGAAAATGCCTTCCGTCAATTGAGATTGAGCCAATGGGTAAAACAGTCAATCCGCTGGATGCAGATGGAGAAATGGGATGCCTGCTCCTTCGCGGTAAATCCTGATGAGCTTGAAGGCCGTGTCTGCTATGGCGGTCTTGATCTTTCAAGTACCACCGACATTACCGCCTTTGTGCTGGTCTTTCCACCAAGAAACGAGGATGAGAAATTTTTCATTATGCCGTTCTTCTGGATTCCGGAAGACACTCTCGAGCTTCGTGTGCGTCGAGACCACGTGCCTTATGACGTCTGGCAGAGACAGGGATTTCTCGAAACCACCGAAGGCAACGTGGTTCATTACGGCTACATCGAAAAATTCATCGAGGAGCTCGGCAAAAAATACAACATCCGTGAAATCGCCTTTGACCGCTGGGGAGCAGTACAGATGGTACAGAACCTTGAGGGCATGGGTTTTACCGTAGTTCCTTTCGGTCAGGGCTTTAAGGACATGTCCCCGCCGACCAAAGAGCTTATGAAACTCACGCTGGAGCAGAAACTTGCTCACGGCGGTCATCCGGTATTGCGATGGATGATGGACAACATTTACATCAGAACTGACCCGGCAGGCAACATCAAGGCCGACAAGGAAAAATCCACCGAGAAGATTGACGGTGCGATTGCCACCAACATGGGACTCGACAGAGCCATCCGATGTGGCAATGACAACGGAGCCTCGGTCTATGATGAACGCGGCATTCTGTTTATTTAGGAGAATCTATGAACTTTTTTAAAGGCTGGTTTAAACGAAAACCGACCAACAGTCTGAACGGCTCCGGCTACCGCTTCATGATGGGAGGAAGCACCTCCGGGAAAAAAGTTAACGAGCGGTCGGCCATGCAGATGACGGCGGTGTATGCCTGTGTGCGTATTCTGTCGGAATCCATTGCAAGCCTTCCTGTTCATCTTTACCAGTATGAATCGGAAGGTAACAAGGCCAAGGCGGTAAAGCATCCGCTGTATCGCATTCTGCATGATGAGCCGAATCCTGAAATGACCTCATTCGTGTTCCGGGAAACTCTGATGACGCATCTGCTTTTATGGGGCAATGCATACTCTCAGATTATCCGAAACGGCAAAGGCGAAGTCATCGGTCTGTATCCCTTAATGCCTAACCGCATGACGGTTGACCGGGACTCAAACGGTCAGATTATTTATCAGTATCAGATGCAGGACTCGGATGCTCATACAGGAAAAAGCGGCTCTGTGACTTTAAGGCCGTCCGAGGTGCTGCATGTACCGGGCTTAGGCTTTGACGGACTTGTCGGCTACTCGCCGATAGCTATGGCCAAAAACGCCATCGGTCTTTCGATTGCCACAGAGGAATACGGAGCAAAGTTTTTTGCAAACGGTGCAACTCCGGGAGGCATTCTGGAGTTTCCGGGAACGGTAAAGAATCCTGAATCAATCCGCGAAAGCTGGAATAAGGGCTTTTCCGGCAGTAATGCCCATAAGGTAGCCATCCTTGAAGAAGGCATGAAATACACGCCTATTTCCATATCGCCGGAGCAGGCGCAGTTCCTTGAGACCAGAAAGTTTCAGATTGATGAGATTGCACGTATTTTCCGGGTGCCGCCTCACATGGTTGGTGACCTTGAAAAATCAAGTTTCAGTAACATCGAACAGCAGTCTCTTGAGTTCGTGAAATACACCTTGGAGCCATGGATTATCAGATGGGAGCAATCCCTTAACCGGGCTTTACTTTCTGAGACTGAAAAGCCTGACTATTTCGTGAAATTTAATGTAGACGGACTCCTTCGCGGTGATTACCAGAGCCGCATGAACGGCTATGCCATTGCCAGGCAGAACGGCTGGATGTCAGCCAATGATATCAGAAGTTTAGAGCAGCTTGATCTCATTCCGGATGAGCTTGGCGGGAATCTGTATCTCATCAACGGAAACATGACCAAACTGCAGGACGCAGGAATTTTTGCAAACAAGGAGAACAACAATGAAGAAGTTCTGGAAGTGGAAGAACCAGACGGAGCCGGAGACACCGGAGGAACAAAACCAAAGCGCACCGAACCCGGAAAGGATCCTGTTCCTGAACGGCACCATCGCTGAGCAGAGCTGGTTTGACGATGACGTGACACCGCAGATTTTCAAAGATGAACTGATGAGCGGTTCAGGAGACATCACCGTATGGATTAACTCACCCGGCGGTGACTGTGTGGCTGCCGCTCAGATTTACAACATGCTGATGGAATATCCCGGTAACGTCACCGTGAAGATTGACGGCATTGCCGCCT